CTCCCAGGGTATACCGCTGGCAGTGGCGGTAATGGTGGCAATGGCGTTATTTATATTATGGAGTGGTAAATGACTGAGACGTATGCAGTTGTGAATGCTGACGGCGTGGTCGTAAACTTGGTTCTTTGGGATGGTCAATCGTCTTGGACGCCGCCGGCTGGATGCACAGTAATCATTGCCAACGGGCTTAATATTGGCGATACAGTCCCTGCCGCACCGGCACCAAACACTTAACCGGAGAATAATATGTCCACCCTCATTACTATCGAACACACCGTCGAAGAACTGAACTCCATCCTGATGGCGCTTGCCGAACGTCCGTTCAAGGAAGTCGCCAATCTGATCGTCAAGATCAAGAGCATGGCGGAAGCGCAGATGGGCGTGACGCCGGAAGCGCCGCAAGCGACCGTCACCGCCGATGCACCTGCTACACCGGCATCCGAAACCCCTGCCGCCTAAGAGGCCAAAATGGACGTGCAAACCACCATTAACCTAGTCGGGGGAGCCATCTTGGCTGTCATTGGATGGTTTGCACGTCAACTCTATCAATCCGTCAAAGACCTACAAGCAGATATTAGAAAAATCGAAGTATCATTGCCAACAAGTTACGTGGCAAAAACAGACTTCAATGATACAATGCGGGAAATCCGCAATATGTTCGAAAAGATTTTCGACAAACTGGATAACAAGGCCGATAAATGAGCGGTTCAAATTCCCTTCCATTTTTGTCGGATAATGGGACTGTTGATTTACTGTATTACAACAACAACGCCACGGGCGCGTCGGTTGTTGCTACAGGGTCTACGACCGCCCGGACGTTGGGGGCGAGGGTTGCCGATGTGGCGAATGTTAAGGATTTTGGTGCTGTTGGGGATGGTGTAACTGATGATACGGCTGCTTTTACTGCTGCTAACGCAACAGGGCAGCTAGTATTTGCTCCTGCTGGAACATATGTCGTCACTTCAACTGCTCTTGGTTACACAAATCTTTACGGAGAAGGAAAGTTTAGTTACGGCGGAGGGCTTCTTCCAATCGGGGACGTTTATTCAAGCGTCACGCTGAATGTTCCTTCACAGTTTGCAGACATCAATGTTGCTTTAGCCTATCTGAACAAAAGGTACATCGATAACGGTGTTACCGTAACGATCAAGATTGCTGACGGAACTTATACTTACGGCACGTCTGGTTCCCCTATTTCCATTACCCCTTCCCACCCACAGGGAAATCAGATTCAGATTATTGGCAATACGACTACTCCTGCAAACGTAGTTCTTCAGTTTTACCAAGCCAATAACACCCCAGCCTTTTGGATTAAAAACAATTATGCCCTTGGCTTTATTGACGGGGTAACAATAAATGCTCTCGACGGATGGCAAAGTAATTATACTTGGAACGCTGGAATTAGTCCTTATGGATTCGGTATTTGGGCTTACATGGGAGGAACTGTTACCGTTGGCGTAAATGTCTATATTAACAAGTTCTACTACGGTATGCGTTCAGAACTTGACGGGCATATCTATTGCCAGAACAACGGATCTACTGGCCCATACATTGCTTACGCTGGGGATTGTGGGATTCATGCATTTAATGGTGGAGTTGTTGAAGCAAGGTACGCACATTGTTCTTATTGCGGCGATAGTTCTCAAAATCTTGGTTATGGATTTCTAGCAGAAATGGGTTCGCTTATTTGTAACAACGGGTTTGCTGTCTACAATTATGTTGCTGGAGTTGGTGCATTAACAGGAGGCTCTTTGTGGGCATTTAATGTTAATTCTAGTCATAATAACCAATACGGATATTGGGCGGCAAACGGAGGTAGGATTGAAGCAAGTCAGTCAACTGGATCATACAATGGAACTACTGCGTCCCATGCAAACTATTCCGCTTTTACGGGAGGCGTAATTAACGCATACCAAGCCAGCAGCGATCACTCAACTGGCGATGGTTATCTGACCAAAGTTAACTCTGTTATTAACTGCAATTCTGCGATTTCTATCTATAATACTGGTTATAGTTATCACTCGCTTCAACTTTCAACGATTGTTGGCCCTGTTGGATATTATACAGGGAATGGAACTAATACCCCAACCGCTGACGCAACTTCCTTGGTTAACGTAAGCTAATAACTCCCATGTCCCTCACCAAAGCCACATCTAACGCCATCCAAGAATTGTCGGCTGAAATTTCAACATTAAAAGCTAAGGTATCCTCATGACAACGCCCCGCAACCTCTCGATCCTGACCGAAGCAAATTTTCCTTAATTCCCCTTTCGGGGTATGGTAAACAAACTCATCATGACCACTTCTCCGGCCACAACACCTCTGACCTACAACGGCTACGTCACCCAGGTGGCGACGATGGCCATTGTGAACACGACGACGTCGAGCGGTGTTGTTGTTGGTGTCGATGCTGCATTTAACGCCATTATCCCGCAGATGCTGAACTATGCCGAACTGCGCATTCAGCGTGATTTAGACCTATTCCCAGCCATTTCGAGCAATACTAGCTACGCTTTGACTGCCTTTAATAATCTGTTGACCTTGAGCATCAACGATTTCGTCACCTTGCAGACTATTTCGGTTGTTTCCGGTGGCGCAACTTATCCCTTGTTGCCCGTTTCCAAGCAATTCCTGCAAAACGTCTACGGTGACAGCACGTCGGCGGCGATGCCGGCATACTTCGCGCCATACGGCGGCGACGCAGCCACATATGGCAACACGTCCCAGATTTACATCGTAGGCCCATACCCAGACCAAGCGTATCCGGTGACGCTGACTGGCTTGGTCCGCATGCAGACCCTTGCCGTCAACGCAACGACGGCCCTGGCGAACACCGGAACGACGTTTATCAGCACGTATCTGCCGGATATGCTGCTCCAGGCGTCTATGATTTATATCAGCCAGTTCCAGCGCAACTTTGGCCCAGCTTCGAACGATCCGCAAATGGGTCCGACATACGAGGCGCAATACCAAACCCTTCTGAAGGGCGCTCAGGGCGAAGAATACCGCAAGAAATTCGAGGCTGCTGCTTGGTCATCTAGTTCTATTTCGCCTGTCGCAACGCCGACCAGGGGGTAAATCGTGGCGACATTTTATGTATATGAGCATTGGAGAACAGATATTAACGCGTGTTTCTATGTAGGGAAAGGCATGGCTGGTCGTGCTTATAATATGAAAAAGCGTAACAATCATCATATTAATATACAAAATAAAGTCAAATTAAATGGAGGAAAAGTTTTAGTAAAAATATTATTTTCTGGATTAACGGAAGATATGGCATATGACATTGAAAAAGAAACTATATCCGTATGGAATGATTTAGGATTCCCATTGGCTAATAAAGCTATTGGAGGTGGGAAAAACTCTGGATGGAAATTATCAAAAGAAAGAAAATCCGCGATTGGAGCATCAAAAAAAGGAAATACATATAGGCTTGGAGCCAGTTTATCCCAAGAAACAAAAGCTAAGATAAGTGATTCACATAAAGGTAAACAACTTAGCAATAAACATAAAAAATCTATATCAGCATCGTTAAGTGGAGATAAAAATCCATTTTTTGGCAAAAAGCACACTGAACTAACGCGTGCGAAAATTGCGGCCGCCAACAAGAGTCGCGTTTGGACGAACGAAAGTAAGGAGAAAATAAGCTTATCATTAAAGGCTCGCCCTGAGTCTAACGCAGCAGCCGCAAACGCTGTGCGAGGGAAGAAAAAATCCGCTGAAGTTCGTGCCAGAATGTCAGAAGGAGCAAAACGTCGCTGGGATACATGGAGACAAACAAATGCCTCATGCATCACTTAAACTTATTCCTGGCGTAGATATCAACAAAACACCCGCACTAAATGAAGCGGCCATTTCTTCATGTAATTTGATTCGTTTTGTCCCAGACAGAGCGGGCTTAGGTCTTGCGCAAAAGTTAGGAGGCTGGAACAAATTTTTTCCAACCGCCATGCAGACCATCACCCGCGCCTTATGGGCATGGGAAGACACCAACGCTAATCAGCATTTGGCTGTCGGCAATGAGGCCACAGCATCCTCCTATCAGGCCCAGCTTGCCGTCATCACCAACGGCAACTTGGTCGATATCACGCCGCGCACGATCACGACGAACCCCGCTGTCAACTTCTCCACCGTGACCGGCAGCAATGTCGTCACCATCGTTGACGCCGGCATAACCACGACAAGCTACGATTCGGTGTTTATTTCGACACAGATCAGTGTCGGCGGCTTAGTCCTGTTCGGGTTTTACCCCGTGACGGTTGTTAGCGGGACGACATACACCATCAACGCCGTTGACTTATTCGGCAACCCCCTGGCAGCCACATCGACTGTGACTTCGGGCGGTGCCACGCCGCAATTCACCACGGTATCCGGGACCGGTCTTACGACCGTCACCTTAGCAAATCACGGGTATTCTGTAGGAAGTAGTTTCGCAGTAAATATCCCCGTCAGCGTTGGCGGCATTGTATTTTACAGCGACTATTCAATACTTAGCGTCCCAACAGCAAATACATTTACAATACAGGCAAGTAATACTGCGACGTCATCCGCTTCTGCATTTATGAATGGCGGTAACGCCAACTTTGTATATTACATTGGCTTTGGGACTGTCCCTGCCGGGACTGGATACGGCATTGGCGGATATGGTTCTGGCGGATATGGAACGGGTGCCGGCATCGTCCCGACTACGGGTGTGCCTGTCTACACAAATGATTGGACCCTGGACAACTGGGGCGAAATCCTTGTCGCATGCCCGGTGCCAGAGTTTGATGTGGACTTCAACAGCCTGACGCTGAGTGGCACAGGGACGGTCGTGACGGCCACATTCTCTGGCACCTACGTCATACCCGTCGGCAACACGGTAACGCTCTCTGGTGCCTCTCCTAGCGCCTACAATGGCACATACGTGGTGACTGCGTCTGGTCCTGGGACGATCTCCTTCGCCGGCACAGCAACCGGCGCACAAACGTCAGCGGCGCTTATCCAATCCATCGACCCAGCATCCGGCCCAATCTTCCAATATGACCCGACGTCAGGGCAGCCGATTGCCACGGTTATCCCCCAGGCACCGCCTGTCAATGACGGCATGTTCGTGGCTATGCCGCAGCGCCAGATCATTGCCTGGGGTTCCACCTTCACCGGCATTGCCGATCCCCTCTTGATCCGCTGGTGCGACGTTCAAAATTACGGTGCGTGGGTTGCTCAAAGCACCAATCAGGCTGGCTCATTCCGTATCCCGAAAGGGTCAAGGATCGTTGGATGCATCCAGGGTCCGCAGCAGGGTCTTGTGTGGACGGACCTTGCCGTATGGTCGATGCAGTATATCGGCCAACCCTATATCTATAGCTTCAACGAAATTGCTGCCGGTTGCGGCATGATCGGTCGAAAGGCTGCCGGATCGTTCAATGGCGTCGTCTATTGGATGGGTCAAAGCCAGTTCTTTTCGCTGTCCGGTTCTGGCGTTCAGCCCATACCATGCCCCATCTGGGACGTGATCTTCCAGCAAATCGACATGTCGAACGTCAACAAGATCAGGGTGGCTGTCAATTCCCGCTTCAATGAAGTGGCGTGGTATTATCCGACCACCACCAGCAACGGCGAAGTGGCTGCCTACGTCAAGTATAACACAGTCATAGGGCAATGGGATTACGGCTCCCTTGGCCGGTCTGCCTGGATTAACGAATCCATCTTCGGACCGCCTATCGGCGCTGACCCCGTAAGCCGCTACATCTATCAGCACGAGACGTCTACCGACGCCGATGGCAGCGCGATGAACTCGTTCTTCCAGACTGGCTACTTCGTCATCAATGAAGCCGACAACAAGGCTTTTATCGACCAAGTGTGGCCAGACGCCAAGTGGGGCTACTATAACGGCACCCAGAGCGCGCAGTTGAATATGACGTTCTACACCGATGACTATGCCGGCCAGACACCCATATCCTACGGCCCGTTCACATTGACGCAAAGCACCACGTTTATTTCTCCAAGGCTTCGCGGTCGCCTTGTGTCGATCAATGTAGGAAGTAATGATGTCGGTAGCTGGTGGAGAATAGGGAATATCCGATATAGATACCAAGCAGACGGGAAGTATTAAATGGCATCTTTAGACGATTTACTTACAGCCACAAAAAACGTAGTAACTGCACTCAACAGTGAAGCGCAGACGACTATTAATTTAGCTGGTGCGCGTAACTCTCTTTCACTTGCTGGTGCCACAACAACGCTTGTATCTGCCACCCCTGGCCGAGTTTGTGTTGTGAGTATTATTGTGGCTGGATCGTCCACGGGAACAATTTATGATGCATCGACTACGGCAACGGCGACATCAGCAAGAGCGATTGCGACAATTCCAAATACTGTCGGCGTTTTTACTCTCAATTTCCCTGTTGCATATGGTATTGTAGTGACTACCGGGACCGGCATGACCGCCGCCATCAGCTATTCTTGAATGGAGGACTGAATGCCGCTCACGAAGGGTAAGTCGCAGGCGACGATCAGCCACAACATCAGCGAAATGGTGCATGCGGGGCATCCAACCGATCAAAGTATTGCCGCCGCCCTGAATGTTGCCCGTAAGGCAAGGCTTGATGGCGGCGAACTAACCACCACGACTTCCACGGTCGGCTTCAATCCTAAGATGTCTCCTCACCTGCATACAGGGCCGATCCATAGCAGTGTGGCCGGTCGCACCGATCACCTGCCGATGCATGTTCCGTCAGGATCATACGTCATCCCCGCCGACATCGTCAGTGCGATGGGCGAGGGGAACACTATGGCTGGTTTTAAGCAGGTGAAGCGCATCTTTGGCGGGATGCCATATGGCGGCGGTTCTATGCCGTATGGTCAGTCTAGCGGTCCATATGGGGCTGTAATGCCGCACCGTGCCGCTGGTGGTCAAAATGATGGAGGAGCCGTCCCCATTGTCGCTGCTGGCGGCGAATATGTCCTGGCTCCCCATGAAGTTGCTTGGGCAGGTGATGGCGACATGGATTCTGGTCATCGGGTTTTGGATGATTGGATTAAGCGTATGCGAGCGAAGACAATCAAGACTTTGCAGAAACTTCCAGGCCCGAAACGGGACTGATAAAGGATAAGACATGACTGATAAATCATTTTCGGTGTTGATTGCAAAACAAGAACACATTGAACTGGTTTTGCCTTTGGTTCTGCTTTCTCTTAAAGAAACAGGATTGTTTGAAGTAAATGAGTCTAAGGTCCGCAATTACGTCATCAATGCATTGCTTGGCAGAGGCAGTATTTGTGGCATCGTCTTGGGTAACGACAAGTCTGTTCAGGGTTTTGTTCTTTTGGATATCAGCGAAACGTGGTATTCAAACGAAAAGGTTCTTGCAGAGCGTGAAGTTTTTGTTCATCCAGACTTTAGGGGGTCAAAGGGTGGTCGCGCTAGGGCCTTGTGTGAATTAGCTAAGAAGATCGCCAATTCATTATCTATACCTCTTTACGTTGGCCTGGAATCTGAAGGTAAGACTGATGCCAAAGTCCGTTTATATGAACGGCAGTTTGGTAAACCGACTGGTAGCCTTTTCTTGTATGGGGCGGGACACTTAAAGCCTCGTGATGCAGTGGAGCATTGACGTATGTCTAATCCGTTTCTCCAACCGGTTACTTCCACTTCGACCACGAGCATCCCTCAACAGGTTGCGGCAAACTACAACACTGCCGTCACCAATGCCGCCAATGCTGCCGGGACACCTTTTCAGCAATACTCCACTGATCCGAACGCCTTTGTCGCCGGTCTAAACAACACCCAGCAGGCAGGCATTGCCAACACCAACGCTGCCGCCGGTCAGGCGCAGCCATATTATCAAGCGGCCACTGGCGCTCTTGCGACTGGCATGGGGCAGGCCCAACCTTTTATTTATGGCGCTGCAAACACGCTAGGTCAGGCTCAGGGTATCGGTGCCGGTCTCAATCAGGCCGCTGCGTATGGATATGCCGGCGCACCCGGTGCTGCCGATCCATATAACCAAGCCGCAGGCGCTTCGTATGGTGC